GCAGTGTTTAGTGCAGCCTCAAACTCTCTCTCTGCTCTCACCTCAGCCTGTATTTGATCACGCCTTGCTCTAATCAATGTGGCCATCACGCCTGTGGCGTTTTTAGCCTGCCTAGTCAGATCATCAATAGCGATCTGATCAGCATCTGCCTCAGCAAGTAGCTGAGCATGTTGGGCAGCACCACAAACACAGAGCATGGCGATTCATCAACAGCCTGTTAGGACGTGGCCTAGTGTGCCATCAACCGCATGGAAGGTGTTGACCTCTTCACCCCAAACATAACGTCTTGTTTTGTCGAGGCTATCATATTGGCCTGCCACCATATCAGAGAAGCGCAAATCAAGTGCAGCCACAGGCATGCCCTTTACATTGCCAGACTTTTGCACAATCGCATCAGAGCCTCTGAGGATACCCATAAAGCATTTAGTACCATCCCAAATAGCTGCTTCTGATGAGGTTGCGCCAGGTACTGCAGTCTCTCTGAGCGCTTGCCCTACATAAATGTTAGGGATACCAAGCACATCACGCAGTACAGAAAGCACTGCCTCATCATTAAGAATCTGATTACCTGATGCAATGCCTGCAGTGCTATCACCAACATAGCCACGCACCTCAGGGTTTTTGGCTAGGTCACGAAAACAAGCACGTCCCAAAATAAGGGTGTCCGGATTGATGCCATGAGCTGCTGCAAACACAGTGTCTTTAAGGTCAAACAGGTATGAGAGAGGCTCTGAGCCTGCTGCGCCAAATGCTGCAGATGCTGCTGATGTGGTGAATGTGCTAGTGTTAAATAGCACATCTGCTAGTCTTTTCTCTCGGTCGAGCTTGAGAACTCGCGCAACCTTTCGAGCAATACGCGCCTCTTCATTGCCAGGATATTGGCTATCAAAGATATCCTCCATTGCAATGCTATCAGATGCGCTGTAGATCTTGGCCTTGAAGGTTTGGCTTGAGCGATCAAAGCCCCCAATCATAGCGCGTGATGCACCTGGTGCTCTTTCGAGATCAAGCCCTGCAGCTGCGCCCATGAAATTGCGCGTCTCTTCTAATAAGAGAGTGCCTGAGCGCTCAGGTATTTTGATGCTCTCAATGCACTTGTCTGCGATGAGCTGATTATCTGATGGCACTGCCTCAGCAACTAGGCCACTGAGGATCTGATCAACAGGATGTAAATTAGAGTATGATGATGCCATGTGGTTTATCTCCTATTAGGCATTGAGGCTGCTAGGGCCAAAGAAATACACAAAGCCCTGCTCGTTAGCATTAACCTGTGTTTGATTGATGTTAGGCAATAGGCGTGCAATTGGGTAAAAAGTCACATCTGCAGCCTCACAGGGTTGCAGCTTGCCATTGGTAGCAGCAGAGAGAATTGGCGTAGTCTCATCAATTGCCTCTGATGCAATCATACGAGTGATGCCATGCACCAAAACCTCAACAGCATCACCAGTGGCACATGCACGCTGTGCCACACCTACCACCTTGTTATCAGTAGCAGCATCAGTGATGACAATCTTGCCTGCACTGTCCATAGAGACAACAGCAAACTCAGTGATGGCCTCAGCAGCCACAAAACTCATGATGTTATTATTAGTGCTCATATGGGTTAGCCTCCAAATGCTTGAGCGTAGTAGTCAGGGTTATCCTGTCGAAATTGATTTAATGCCTCAGAGTATGTAAGGCCCTTTTCTGCCTGCAACTCTTGAACACGCCTATTTAAAGTGGCCTTTGTGATTTCCTCACCTGATGCGCCATGCCCAATCTGAGTGAGAGGCACTGCACTATTAGCAGGGCGCTCAGAAAACATCTGCCAAAATTCAGGCTGTAGCTCACGCATAGCAAATGCACTGTGCGCAACCTTCTCCTCATTGGGTGTGATGCGCCCCTCTCTCAAGAGAGCGCCAACAGCCTCACGCGCTAAAACTGCGCGCTTCTCAGCCTCAATGGCCTCAATACGCTCAGATAGCTTATTATTAGCCTCACGCAATGATTGTACCTCAGAGAGTAGCGTTGACTCTGAGAGCTTCTCACTCATGGCATAGCCTTTTTTCTTTTCTTCCTCAGTCATTTGCTCGGCCTCATCAACAGGCTCATCAGTGACCTCCTCAGCCATCTGCTCGGCCTCATCCTCAGCCTCTACAAGTTTGGCCTCATTATCTGCGGCCATCTCTGCAATTTTGTTTTCGAGTTCACGCACCATCTCATCCTTAGCAATGAGCATAGCGCGCAAATCCTCAACAGACATAGACTCTAGATTATCAATCATAGATATCCTTTCATTGAGTGTAACCCTGCTGATTTTGTCATGTGATTGCGCAGGGCGTGGGGTTAAAGTGATTGCGAGTAATTGAGCAGTGCCAATGAGTGCCCCACCATCTCTAGTGTAGACCTCACCACAAATAAACTCAGGGGATGACCAAAGCACCCCACCTGCGTTTTTAACTACACTTAGGCCGCGCTCATTATATGCAGGCACTGCATAAAGGCCATCATGCCTCAGCTCTAAATCAATGATGAGGCCCAAAGCATTGCCGCTCTCAGGTGGCGCAGGTGGGCCCCCATTGAATGGGCTAGTAGCATGTTGCCAGTCTATAATCACAGGGTCTGCAAATCTGCGTTTGCGATAAACTCGCACCATCTCAGTGAGCATGGCAAGATCGATCTCTTGACCAATATGTTCACCGCTCATGCGTGAACTTACCTGACCTAGCGCTAGGGTTTTAAATGCCCTGCCAATAGTCAGCCCCTCTGGCACTTCATATGTGGGGACAGGCTCAGCGATCTGCACCGCCTCACCATAGGCTCTGAGTGCTGTAGTTTTCTCATCTGCTGTTTTCATCTGCGTTAAAACTTTCTTGGCCCATGTATAGCCCTCATCACCTCCCCATCCCATCCAAGCCTGCCACCCTTTGCCCTGATCATCCCAAGTTGACCCCTGCTTATCAATCTCATGGCGCGTAAAATATGCCACCATGCGCTTGATGGTATCAGGGCTGAGTGTTTTACCGTTGGCTAAATCACGCGCACGTGCAATGCCTGTGGGTGTCATCCCTCTGTTAGATGCAGCCTTATCTGCTCTCACCTCAAGTGCACGTTTGGCATTTGCCTGCACGCCCTTTGGGGGCTCAAATGAGATGTGGCTATATTTATTAGGTATGCTGAGTTTAATTTTAATACGCCTAGCCATTGCGCCTGCTCCTCACTAGACGCTCAGCAAATGCACCAAGGCTGCCACCTGTTGATGCTGTGCGCTCACTCGCTGTACGCTGTGCCTCCTCAGGCAAATCACCTGCGCCTAGCCTCTCTCTGATAGCACGCTCGAGCTCATCATCTGGCGTGAGTATACCTGCCTGTACAAGCTGAGGCAACATGGCCATGCTATCTGCTAAATCATCAGTATCTAGGCCTGTGTGTGTTAGGCGTGGCAATTTTGATGGGTCTATAGCGCCATAGTTCCAACGCACCAAACGACCAATAGTGCCACCCCCTCTGCGATCAATGCCACTAATCTGAGAGGCTACCAAATCACACAGATTGATAGCTGCACGTCTAAACACGCTGAGATGTATCTCACCCACTGAGCGTGCACCTGTCTCAGTGTTGCCTAGGTCTGCAAACTGAGTAAGAAAAGCAGAGGCAATCTGTGAATCACATTTATTGATGATATCTAGAGGCCCCTGTGCATAGAGGTTAGGCTGTTGAGCATATGAATCAAACTTTACTGCTGCAGTCTCTACTAAATAGCTCTGCTCTGTGCTGAGAAAAGCCTGCGCTTGTGCCTCTGCATCATCGATCATAGCAGTGATATCAGCATCAGTGAGGCCCAATGCCTCAGCCTGTGACCTGTCTACAGTAATTTTAGGCGTAGGCACTGCCCATCTATCGAGCCCCACACACATGAGATTTGATGCGCGTTGCTTGGTGCGCCACCACCACCACACAGGGCGCAACATGCCCACGCCCTCAAAGTTTGAGCCTGTTTTATTGAGGGTGAGCAATAGCAGCTTATTTGATGGTATGGGCTCAGGGGCTACTGATGAGCCCACAATATTCTGCATCACGCCATCGAGCTGCTGAGAGTCACGGCTCAGCCACCTATTATGCGCTGATGGCTCACGGTCTGCATATTGATCTAGCCAAACTCTGATGCGCCCCTCACTATCGGGCCCTACTCTATAGACCTCCTCAGCGTATCTATAACCCAAGGGGATAAACTCAAATAGATATGCCAGCTGCTCCTCAAAGCTCAGAGACATTTGCCCTGCATAGCCATCAAATCCATAGGCCTCATTTGCAAAGCGCGCTAGCTCATCAGCAATAGCATCACCCTCAATGCCAGGCTCAAAACGCCATGATGCGCTGAGCAGTGTTTGCCTCAGCATATGCCATGAGCGCCGAACAATAGGATCAGTCCTCAGCATCTCCTCAGCCTCATGCACCCATGAGAGGCCTGTGAGCTGTGGGTTTTGTTCTTTGCCTGTGATAGTGCCACCACTGAGCTGAGTGCCAGTGATACCACGCACGCCAAAGCGTGGGGCTATTGCTCTCATGTGGCGTGGGTTTCGCTCATCTATATTCATGGCATCCCTGCTCATCTATTTGCGCACTATAACTCTGTTTAGCATTTATCATATGTGAGATTATAGATTTTATCAACACCCTCTGCTAATCTCAGCATGCTCATGGTATGCAATCGAACAAACGCATTTAACCATAAACACACAGCTGGCTGTGATACAGGGGCCATGAGCATTTTATGTCCATCTCTGCACGTCAGGATGTAGGATAACCTCATCCTCTGTGGGTGGCGTTACAGGTGAGCCACTGAGCATGCTGAGCTTTTCAATGATGGTGGTTTGCAATGTCAACAAATGATCATGTTTAATCTGCATTTGAATCTGTGCATCTCTGAGCCTAGCAATAAGTGCCTCTCTATCTGAGTTAGCTGAGGCTAATTTGTCTTTAAGCTCCTCAACCTCTGAGGGGTCACGCCCTGAGGCAATGGCCATCATCGATGAGATACTGCCTGTGATCACACCTAGTATGCCAATTAACACATCACGATTCTCATCTACTATTTTTACATAGGTTAGAAATAGGATGAGGCCCACCACCATGCATAGAAATACCACACTAAACCACCACCCCCTGCGCGCTTTCTCTGTTTGCGTGAATTCTTTATGGCTCTGCATCTGTGGCTTTGGCTGTTTGTCGCTCATGGTAGCTCTGGCAATATCTCTATGATGATGTAAATGATAGGGTCTAGCCATGTTAGGCCATTCATTAACCTAGCATGAGGATCAATAATAATGGGGGCTAATATACTGATCCACCATGCAAGGATGATCAGAGCTAGGTTTTTAGTAAACCACCATAGCCATTCTCTCAATGCTCGATCTCTCAAGCGTGATCTAATTTTTTTAGGGCCTGCTAAGCGCTTCACCTTCTCAGATGATGGTGGTGGCTGTAGTGATTCAATGGTAGCCCCTACAGTATAGATAAGCTGAGGCTCACGCACACCCTTAAATCTATATTCACCTGCTAACGCATAGCGTGTGCCCTTAGGTGTAAAATTATTAGTACGCCCTTTAACAGCCCTCATGGCCTCAGCTGTGAGAAGTACCTGCCCTGCGCCACATAGGCTCATTGTGCGTGCTGCAATGTTTTTAGCTATGCCCTCAAGCTCAATGCTTTTAGCACCTGCCATCACACTCAGCTCATCCTGCTGCACCTCCACTATCACGCCATAATGCACACCAATGCGCGCATGTAGTTTGGTTTTCTCAGGTATGCTCTGCTGATAGATGAGGGCAAAATTAACAGCATCTACAGGCCTCTCAAAGCTCAGCAAAAAGCCATCAGATCTATCTATTTCTCTACCATCAAATTTGTAAACTAATGAGCGTGCTAATCTGTCATGATACTGCAGCCATTTTGCACCCTGCAGAGCTCCTGCTCTCTGCACAAATGCTGTGCTGCCTATAAGATCGAGTAATACTATAGTGAGATAGCGCTCAGTGTATTGCATCACTCACCTCAGAACAGGCTGAGCTGATCACCTGCTTTGATTGTGGGTTTCTTGTTTGTAGGTGTTGAGGGTTCATATGCACCACCTGACCAATGAGCCAACCTTGCCTGCGCAATTTCAACATACTCAAGCTCACGCTCAATGCCTAGCATATTGAACCCCTCAAGCGCAGCTGCGCAGAGTGTTGTGCCTGATCCTGCAAATGGATCAAGCACAGTTCCATCAGGTGGGGTGATGAGCCTGCAGAGATAGCGCATGAGATCAATGGGCTTTACAGTGGGGTGTGTGTTTGCCCTTGGCTGTGCGCCACTTGTGCCTGCGTAGGGATTAGCTTTTTTCATGCCATTTTCATGCAACATCACTAATCCTGCTGAGCCCTCTTTTCTACCTGTAATCTCACTGCTGCTCACTTTAGTGAGCCCCTCCAAGCCTGCTTCACGTTCTTTCTTACTAGCCTTAGTGGTATAGAAGAATCTATCAGCCCCTTTCAGCATATCAGCAGCAACCTCATCAAGCATGACGTTTGCAGGCCATCTGCCCAACTGCTCAAGCCCTGCCTGCTTTCTCAAATATGCGCTGCTTGCCCCATTGCCAACTGCAAACATACCACCATCAATTTTGTTCATACGTCCTAGATCATCTGAAGTATCAATTCTGCATGAATCTATATTAATAGCACCACAGCCATGGCTTAAAGTATTCTGAGCTACAGTGCCCTCTAAAGGTTTTCTGATTAAAATAATAGGCTCATAAGCAGGCTTAAGAGCTGTACCCCATCCCTGCCATTTTTGTGATGCTGCTTCTTTAGGTTCATATTTATCAATGCTTAAGGCCACATTATGAGACTTTGGGAATCCACTGCCATAAAGCCACACTAGCCTATCTCTCACCTCAAAGCCGCTCAGCCTCAGCGAAATGCTCATTAAGTCCTCAGTGCGTGAGCCACTAAAAACAAGCCCATGAGCGCCTGGCTTTAACACTCTATAAACCTCACGCCATAGCGCAGGATCAGGCACCCATTTATCCCATGCTTTACCCATAAAGCCTGTGCCTTTCGCGTTATGAGTTGAGCCACTGAGCCAAGCATTAAGGCACTCAGCCACAGCTGTGGGTGAGGTATCACCTAGCCCATAAGGTGGATCTGTAACAAGGGCCTCGATACTATTAGACTCAAGCTCTCTGAGCTTCTCAATGCTATCACCATGAATAATCAAAATGTTCTCCTACTTGAACTGCCCACTTGCACACGCCTGCTGCCCCCGTTGCGCTTTAATCTAGGCTGATAATGTTTTGAGTCTATAATAGTGTCATGCCAGTTAAACATAATGCAGTCATATCTGAGCGCGTCTAGAGGATCCTCACGCCCATCCTTTTTAGGTTTCTCGTCATTATCCCATGAATAACTGAGCAGAGCTTTTCTGAGGCTGTTACCTCTGGCACGCTCACCACGTTGCCACACCTCAGCAGTGATCAGATAACGCCTAGATGAGAAAGCGCGTTTAAGGCGTTGGATGCCATTGAGGATATCTACTCTGATGGGGTCTGATGTGTTGCGTAGTGGCATGCCTAGCCCTGCAGGTGGTGGTGCTCTCATGGCTCTAAATGCTGAGGCCCCTGTTTGATCATTGCGCGCTTTGCCTGCCTTATCTGCCACCCCATCATCTAGCCATATGCGTGGCCCTGGTGCCTGTCCTTGCAGTGAGCGTGGCCATGCTATGCTGAGAATCATCTCAGCTAGCTGTGATGTAGTGACCTCAGCAGGGTTGATCTCATGGCAGATCACTGAGGCCTGCAGCCTCTCATCATAGGCCATAATTAAAACAGAGGGTTTTCTAAACCCCCAATCTATGGCAATGCGCGCAGTCATGCTCTCATTGTATTGCCAGCCTTCAATTACATGCGA